CGAGAGCGGGCCATAGACACCACCATACCAATTCTGGACCCCGAAAGACATTTGACTAATGTCTGCGGGGCGGTTCGTTTGCGGGACAGCGCACGAGCTTCGTCGTGCCTGCCCCTGGGCGGGATGCTCTTGCTACACCAACGGTTGCGCTGCCGGCGGGCGGAACCTCGCGGCCCTTCTGCGCCGGCCCGTGTGGGTGGTTGGGCTCCGACACCCGCAGACCCACGCCTCCGCACCCGCATGATACGCCGCCGCCTGTCGATCCCCCGTACAGGTCCGCATAAGGTGTCGAATGCGTTTTGGCTCGTTCTGGCTATCCCGTCAGCGAAAAGGAGAACCTGTAAGAGTTTCTTACGGGTTGCGCCTGTACCGGAGCCGCCAAAGTAGGCGGGACAGGTCGTTGGCCGTCGCGTGGACCGCTGCTTCGTCTAGCAGGGGCAGCGAGGCGTGCAGGGCCTCGTGGATGATGGTGTCCAATGTGTCCTCCTCGCCCTGCCACGTGCCCACGCGGATGAGGCGGCCCTCGGCCTTGCCTGGGTCCACCATGTCGCCGTAGTCCTTCATGTTGGCCGCGAACCGCAGCCGCCAGTACTTGCCGCCGAGCCGTACTCGCATGGATCTGTCCTTCTGAAACGGCCAGTTACTGTGCGTCGAGGATGTCCCACGCGAGCCTGGGGTGGCCGCGCTTGCGCCCGGTCGTTGGATCGTCCACGGCCTCCCAACGGCTGTAGAGCCTGATCCACTTGGCCCGGATCGGGGTCGGGCCGCAGCCCTTCTCCACGATCCACCCGCCCGAGCCGTCGCCCCAGTCGCGCTTGTACGTGCCGCAGCGGATGAAGTCGGCGTGCCGCGTGCGGACCTCGTAGACCCCGTTGCGGGTCTCGAGGTACTCGCGGGCGATGCCGACGATGTTCGACTGGTGGTTGTGCCCGACCGCGATGCAGTCGGCCCCCTCCACCCACGAGAACATCCGGCGGCTGTCGAGCACGCCCATCGACATCGGGGCCGAGCCGCCGCTGCCGTGGTGGTAGCGCATCGTCCAAGTCATCCGGCAGTTGTTGACCTGGCAGCGGACCTTGACCCACCCGCCGTAGCCGCCTGCACCCATCTGGCTGGCAGGGTTGTGGACCTTGATCGTGCGGACGAGGTTGGTGGTTGGACAGGTCTCGTGATGCTTGAGCCACGCGGTCTCGTGATTGCCGGCACCCAGGACGCACCAGTTCTGCGCGTAGGGCGCGTACTGCTCGGCCGCGTCATCGATGACCTTGTCGAAGTACGCGGCGGCGAGCTGCGAGCTGCGGAGCTGCGCCTTACATTGCCTTCGATCCGCGACGTTTTGCATGAGATCGAGGCAGTCGCCCAGGTCGATGATGATGGCGCGGCGCTCGAGGGCCTCATCGAGGTGGCGCATCTCGGTGGCGCGGTCGTTCTTGGGGTTGTCGGTGTGCGCGTCGGAGCGCACGAGCAGCCATTGCTCCCACCCGGCTCGCACGGGATCGCAGTCGATGATGTGGACGTTCTTCCCGTGGTGCGTGGCCCGGAACGGCGGCGGCGGGGGTGCCTTCGCCTTGGCCCGGGGCTTGGTCGCGGTCGCAGCCTTGCGTCGCTTCGCCATGCCCGTGATTGTCCCCCCGCATCTGTCCGCATTGCATCGAGTTGGAGAATCTCTGGAAAATCCTCAAGTTCCCCCCTTGACCCGCCGATATACCCCGATGTAATGTCCGCGTGTCGGCCTCGGGCGCGTTGCCCACCGCCGGCACGTACGAGAGGAGACTGCCATGAAGATCACGGTCAAGGTCGGCGAGGCGCTGGATCACCACCCCGAGCTCGCCCGCAAGTACGGGGATGTCGTGCTCGCCGCCGCACGCGAGCTGTCGGACGAGGTTTCGATGCGCGTCATCCGGGCCCACGACGATCTCGGCCGCGCCGACCCCGACTGCGAGTACGCATGGAACCTCGCTGCCGAGCGGCTCATGCTCGCCGAGAGCGACTTCCTCCGCGCCCACGCCCAGACGGAGGTGGCGCTGTGAAGCAGCGCTCCCGCCGCAACGGCACGGCGCAGCTCGTGCGGAAGGTCGTGCTCCTCGTGCAGACCCTGCACGGGGGGCCGATGACCCGCGCCCGCATGGCCGAGACCTGGGGCTGCACGCCTCGGAACGTCAATCACACCATCACGCGGGCCCGCACCCTGTTCGGGGTGAAGGTGCGGCACGTGCATCCCCTCGGCTACCAGTTGGTGGACGCGGGCATCCTGAACCTCGACACCATCACCCGAAGGAGCCTCCGATGACTTGGACCGTGATCGCTTGGGTACGCCGTGAAGAAGCCCGCACGCATCTCTCCATCCCCGGCCTCGTGGCGTGGTACGAACAACACCACGGCTCGTTGCGTGATTCCCTCGGTTGTCCTGTCAGCGCGTTTCAGGGCGTGTACGACTTCTTGAGCAATGCCGTCACCTCCTCGGGAGTCGATCTGCCGTACTCGCCCTATGACTCGTCCAAGCGGCGCGGCATTGAATGCTGGCGCGACTGCAACAGCGACCCGCACTTCCGTTTCGTGGTCCCCACCACCGAGCTGCTGCTCGAGGTCGATGTCCTGCCCGCGCACAAGGCTCCGAACCTGACCGTCACGATGGATTGGGAGAACGTGCGCCAGGTGCATTGGGAGCAGCCGAGTGGCTCTCGCCGCGTGATCGAGGTCGTGTCCTGCGACACGGTCGAGGAGGCGTGCTCTCGCGCCTACGACATCCGCAGGGTCGCCGAGCCCATCGTGGACGCGGAAGACACCGAAATCTGGGAGAAGATCGAGACCAGCCTGCGCGACGAGTACGAGCTCATGCGGAAGCGCATCAAGGAGCTCCGAGGGGTCGACCTTCCGCCCTGCGACCCGTCGCCCGTCCTGTCGCCCGGTGTGGGAGGCAAGGTGTCCCGTGCATGACCTCCCCCGCATGACCGAGCCATCGGCCCGCGGCGCGGACCCGTGGACGAGCCACGCCGCCGCCGCCAGCGTCCGCGGCGCGGCCGTCACGCAGCGGCAGATGCTGCTTGAGACCTACGAGGCGAACCCCGCTGGCCTGACCGACGAGGAGGCGTGCGCTCTGGCGGCCATCCCTGGCGGATGGAAGCGCTGCAGCGAGCTCCGCGCCCTCGGGCTGATCCTCGACACGGGCCTCGCCCGGGCCGGCTCGTCCGGGCGCATGGGGCGCGTGTGCCGCGTGCCCGAGATCGCGTCCGGGCTGTTCGTGGAGCCGAAGGGCGGGTTCCGCCGATGATGGACGAACGCGGCATCCTCGTGGCCCCCGCGGCCCTGCCCATCGGGAACGACTGGTTCGCGGATGATCCCCTGCTCGCGCAGTACCTCATGCAGCACGACGTGGTGGTGAACCTGTCGGCCCGGTGGCAGCGGGCCCCGCACGGGTGGCGGCTGCTTGATTGGGAGATCGACGGCATCGTCCACGACGGCATGGACCTCGCGCAGGCGGAATCGATCCCGCCGTCAATCCCCGTGCAGCGGTTCGTGAACGTCATGTTCTCGCATCGCTGCCGCCAGGAGCTCGAGGCCATCGGCCCGCGGGCGAGGAGGATCGGGTGAATGAGCTGGCACTTTTCGCAGGCGCTGGTGGCGGCATCCTCGGCGGGCACTTGCTCGGATGGCGGTGCGTCTGCGCCGTCGAGTACGACCACTACGCACGCAGCGTTCTCATGGCAAGACAGAACGACGGGTGCCTCCCGCCGTTCCCGATATGGGATGACGTGCGAACCTTTGACGGACGCCCGTGGCGAGGTCGTGTTGACGTGGTGTCTGGCGGCTTCCCTTGCCAAGACATCAGCGCCGCCGGCAAAGGCGCAGGCATCGGTGGATCACGATCCGGGCTGTGGTCCGAGATGGCGCGGATTGTCGGTGAGGTTCAGCCGCGATACGTCTGGGTGGAGAACAGCCCACTCCTTGTTCGGCGAGGACTTGGCTTGGTCCTCGCTGATCTTGCCGCGTTGGGGTTCTCTGCACGATGGGGAGTTGTGGGAGCGCATCACGCAGGAGCCCCGCACAAGCGCGACAGGATCTGGGTGCTGGGCTACGCCAACGGCCAACCAACAGCAAGCGGCGTCAATACCGGCGGCCCTGAACGAAGCGAAACGGCTACATCCTCGCGGCCAATGGTCGCTCGTGACTCAAGTGGTTGCCGACCATGTGCATGGGAACAAAATGTGGCCGACGCCCACGGCAAGCATGATGCCGTGCGAGGGGACACAGCGACTTCTGCGGAAGAAGTGGCTAGCGGGGGAGTTGACGCTGGAGGAGGCAAGCGCCATCGGAGGAAGGGACGTGCGCGAGGCGCAAGGCAAGGTGCCCAAGTGGCCGACCCCGACAGCCGACGATGCGAACAACGTGACGAGGACGAGCGGGCAGTTCAAGAGTCTCACTCGGGCTGTGATGCTGCCGACGCCGACCGTAAACGACAGCAAGAACAACGGAGCGGCATCGCAGTTGGAGAGGCAGTCTCCCAATCTGAATGCGGTGGTTGGTGGGGCGCTGAACCCGACGTGGGTCGAGTGGCTCATGGGTTGGCCGCTCGGGTGGACCGATTGCGGTGCATCGGCAACGGACAGATTCCGCGAGTGGTGCAACGCGCATGGGAGGAATTGTCGCAATGACTGACAATCGTTGGGCCGCGCCCCGCATCGATGACGTGTCGTACCCGGTCTCGGAGCTCCCGAAGGCTATCGACGGCGACCGCGTGGCCGAGGCGCTGCGCGACCTCGTGCCGCACCCGGCGCACCCCACCTTCCTCGTCCTCGGGCGCGAGCCCATGCTTCACGTGGTCGATGACGGCGACGGCACCCCGTCCATGTGGTTCTGGCGAGCCTGCTGCATCCTGGTGCAGCCCGCCGAGGACGGGGTCCACCACGGCCTGCGGTTCACGTCGTGCGCCATGCACGAGCCCGGTGACCTTGCCGAGGAGGTCGGGCGCGAGTTCACGCGGCGGGTCGTTGCCTTCATTGCCTCGAGCACGAACACGGAGGTGCAGGATGTTTGACGTACAGAACTCGGGCCGTCTGGTGATGACCCTGAAGCATGACGAGGCGGCCATCGTCATCGACGAGAACGGCCGGCGCGTGGCGGCGATCCTGCCGAACGCCAAGGGCCCCCACGAGACCTCCATCGTGGTCTGCGCCCCGCGCTCCATGCGGATCATCCGCGAGAGGCGGGAGCCATGAACGGCGACCTCACGTGGTACGAGCAGGCGCTCAACCAGCGCGGGCTTGACAACAGCGTGCTCCGCGGCCGCCTGGGCAACATCCGGGCCGCTGCCGTGCCCGTGCGCCAGATCTCGGCGTGCCTCGCCGCCGGCCTTGCCTTTGACCCGAACGCAGCCTCCGAGTTGATCAACGCGCTGCTGCGCGAGATCGACAAGGAGATCCCCTAGTACCTTCCATTGGAGCGGCCCGGGTGGGGGGGCGTTCCCCCCGCCCGGTGACCGAAGGAGACACGCATGGACCCGCGAGCCTTCGAGCGCCAGCTGATTGAACGCCTCCGCACCCGTTGGGACGCTATGGGCGACATGGCCAACGCCGAGCGAGCGATGGCCGCCGAGGTCATTGAGCGCCTCATGGACGAGGTGGAGAAGTGCCGCCGCGTCCTGCCCGCGCGCATCGAGCGCATCCTGTACGAGGGGGAGGGCTGACCATGCCGCGCAGGAGGGAACCGGATGACACCGATATCGTGGAGCGCATCGAGGCCCTCGAGCACCCCGACCGCCTGCACCTCGAGGCCCGGGACGAGGTGATGCGGCAGCGGCATGAGCTCGCCGCCGTCATGCGGAGCCTGAACCGCTGCCAGCAGGAGAAGCTGCTCGCGCTGAACCACAGGCTGCGGAATGATTGAGTTCCATTGTCCTGGCCTGCCCGCCCCTCAGGGGAGCAAGCGGGCGGTGCGCCTGCGGAACGGCCGCACCGTCCTGCTCGAGAGCTCGGCTCGGGTCAAGCCGTACCGTGCCACGCTTGCCCTCGTGGCGCGGCAGGCTTGGCCCGGGCCGCCCTCGGCGGGCGCGGTGGCCCTCGAGGTGGTCTTTCGCTTCCCGCGCCCCAGAAGCCATCTGCGGGCCTCTGGCGAGGTCCGGGCCTCCGCGCCGGCGATCCCGTCCCGCCCGGACCTTGACAAGCTTGTCCGGGCCCTCGGGGACGCGCTGACGGGGATCGTGTACCTCGATGACGGCCAGGTCGGGCGGTGGGTGGCCACCAAGGAATGGGGACCCACGGCCGAGACCGTGGTGCGGATCACCGCTTGACATTCCGCTACCGGGGCGTATACTGCCCCTGCTTCGGGCGCGTTGCCCGGGCCGAGCGCGGCGATCCGCGCACATGAGGAGAGACCATGAACGCATTGGCACGCCTTGATGACGAGAAGCGCGAGCTGCTCGCTCGCACCCTCTGCGCGGGTTCGTCCCGCGACGAGATGGACCTGTTCTTCAGCATCTGCGAGCGCACGGGCCTCGACCCGTTCGCTCGTCAGATCTACGCGGTGAAGCGGTGGGACGGCCGGCAGCGCCGCGAGGTCATGCAGACCCAGGTGTCTATCGACGGCGCTCGCCTGACCGCGCAGCGCTCGGGCGAGTACCGCGGGCAGGACGGGCCCTTCTGGTGCGGCACGGACGGCCGCTGGACCGATGTCTGGCTGTCCTCCGACCCGCCGGCCGCCGCCCGCGTCGGGGTCATGCGGGCCGGGTTCACGCAGCCCTTGTATGGGGTCGCCCTGTTCTCCGAGTACGCGCAGCGCAACAAGGAGGGCGGGTTGACGGCCATGTGGGCCAAGATGCCCGCGGTGATGATCGCCAAGTGCGCCGAGATGCTCGCGCTCCGCAAGGCGTTCCCCTCCGAGCTGTCTGGGCTGTATTCCGCCGAGGAGATGGGGCAGGCCAAGCCCGCGGAGGCCGAGCCTGAGCACGTGCCCGCGCCCGTGCCGCCCATGCCTCCGCTCGAGGCGCAGAAGCCCGCCGCGCTGCCTGCTCCGACCGAGGAGCCCGCCAAGCCCGCCCGCAAGCGCAAGGCCGCGCCGGCCGAGGAGACCCCGGTCGCCAAGCCCGTTGACACCTACCCCGAGGAGTACGAGGGCCTGTTCCGCATCCACGGCGTGGTGCGGCGCTCCGGGCGTGCCCACGCCATCGACGCGACGGGCGAGTTCGGCCGCCTGTGGATCGCCACCACGGTGGAGGAGTACGCCAAGCTCTGCGAGGATGCCAAGGACCACGACCTCACGCTCGACCTGGCGCGGGTCGGCGCGGCGATGACCATCATGCGCGTGGTGCGCCAGCGCACCGAGGAGGCCAACGATGAGTGACCGCGAACCCATCAAGGACTACCGGGTGGCGTGGTGGCTCGCGCAGAAGGAAGCGAACGACCTCCGCGAGAAGCTCAAGCAGCTCGAGGAGCGCTTCGCCGTCGCCACGAAGCAGCTTGGGATCCTGCGCGAGGATGCCGCCGTCTTGACCGAGCAGAATCGGTCGCTGTACGTCGCGGTTCACGGCAACCCCGACGCGATGCACGAACGCAACCAGGCCGGCGGCAGTCAGCCGCCGCAACGCTTCCGCCAGGGCGGATGGGAGGACGCATGATTCCGGTCTGGTCAGATGACCATGTGCAGGCGCTGGAGCAGACCATCAAGACGCTCCGCGCCGAGCGCGACGAGGCGAGGCGCGAGGTGTGCAATCTGTCCATCCACCTACCGCGTGACTATGCGCTCGAGCGCGGTTGGGACTGCTTCAAGGAGGAGCCATGACGGGAGACATCGTCAATCGCCTGCGGACGAACCGCGAATGCCTTGCCCCATGCCTCATGGACGAGGCCGCGGACGAGATCGTGCGCCTCGAGGCCGCGTTCGTGGCCGCAACGCAGGAGCGCGACGAGGCGCGTCGTGAGGTGTGCGACCTCAAGTCGTGGAACTTCGACCGCGCCATCAGGCCCGAGGACTACGCCCTGCTCCGCAAGTGGGTCTGCTTCCCGCCCGCCACCTGACCCTACCCCGCTCTCCTCTCACCCCCCGGTCGGTCCCGCAGGACGTTGGGATTCGGCCGGGGGGCTTTGCTTCCCGAACGGCACCAGGCGGTTCAGGGCCTCCTGGCGCTTCTTGCACCCGCAGCCCTTGGTTGGCTTGATCCCCACGGCGGCCGCCACCTTGGCCACCACGTCGCCGAGGCCGCGGAGGCGTGTCGATCCATCCTGTTGCTGCTGCGTGGGCTGACCAACGGGTTGTGGCGGCATTCGCGGCGTTGTCATCAACACTAGCGGCGGATTGTGATAGTCGCCATTTCGCGGTTCACGCATCTCGCACGTCGCGCATTGCGACATATCAAGGTTCCGCAAGCACCGGAGATTGAGATTCTGAAGCTGGCACGATTTGCAATCTGGCACCTCGTGCTCGGTGGACCCAAAACGCAGTTTCAAAGTGGTCATAGCAGTTGGATCGGCGTTGCGGAAGTTTCGCAATACGTCTGGGGATCGTAGTACGCCTCAATGCACAGTTCCGGGCAGTCCTCAACCGGACCGGCGCATGTTTCGCAGTTGAACGTGGGGAACTTCAACGGATACACCCGGCAATTCGTTGAGGGGAAGCACACCCCGCAGATCGCTTGATACCCGTACACGAGAACAATCCATGTTCCGCTGATGGGGTCAAATACCTCAACGTTGTCATATGGCCAAACGTCGCCAGGAGACCACGGGATCTCGGCGCATTCTGGATATGGTTCTTCTGGCAAGCCGTCGCCTGGACAATACAGTCCCGTGGTGGCTTCCTGCGACACGGGCAACATGGAGTACCGGGCGTTGCAGGAATACTCCGCAGGGGACAGGCACTCCGCGCTGATAGCGACGTTGACCACGTTCTTAATGACCTGACGCGGGGTGAAATCTTGGCACACACACGCCCGGTATCGCACGCTCCTGCCGACGAGCCACACGAACACCTGCTGGCTCGCTACGTCGATCTGCGCCCGGTCCACCTCAAGCCTGTCCGCAGCCGAGAACGGTGGCCGCTGATTGGGTCCACCGCCGCAGTCGTTGCATGACTGCCTGTTCCCAAACCAAAAGCACTCCGCGCCGAAGCCCTGCCCGGTCGCTGTAATAAAGGGTGCCAGCCTGTCGTTGATGCGCTGCGCGACATGACCGGGGTTGCCGCTGAACACGATGGCGCGATAGTCGCACACATCTACGCAGGTCGCGGGGATGATGCCCCAAGTCGTGTTGACCGTGCAAGGGATCGGATCATTCCAGTTTGTGACGTTTACCAAGTCCAGATAGAACTGGCGCACAGCTTCCTGCTCGACAGGGTCCGACGAGAACGGGTCCAGCCCTGCATCTTGCGCCATGCAGAACGGGAACCTAATGACGAGGGCATCCTGCACGTGGTCAACGCATCCCGTGTTTCCACCCGTAACTAGCGAGTAGTAGGTGAACAAGTCATACGAGAGCAAGGGATTCTCGTAGTTGTCGCAGATGGTTGGGTCATCCGCGCAGATGTCACCCGGCAAGCAGCAGTACCCCAATACCGCAGGACAGTCAGGGCATTCTGCCATGACCACTTGCGACTGAAAGTACACGCCCGTCTGCACGCCCGGAATCAACGTCTGCTGCACTTGAGTCATGTCGGGGATGCAGATCCCGAGCCTTTGACTCGCCGCGTGCGTGACCGGAGCGTATGTTTGAAGCGGAAAATCCCGGTCGCAGCACACACAATCTCTGCCGTCTATTCCTGGAGAAAACTGCAACCCCCACTTAATGTAGCACGCCGTGAGACTGCTGCTGGCCGTAAGCGTGCATCCCTCTGCGTTCGTGCCGAACTGGTCGCAGAACTCGTAGCACTCCGCAATTACATCCTCGCAGATGTTCGGTGGAACTTCGACGGGCGGTGGATTCTCCACTACGATCTCTTCGACTCCTCCGGGAGGTACTTGCTCCTGCGGTTTCGGAACGCAACAAGGCCCTTCCCCTTTGTCCCTGATTTCAAGCAAGGTCCCGACATTGATGGGGTACAGACCTGATCCCGGCGGGCACGGATACGGGGTCGTGGTTGGCCCCTTCACCTCATAGACGCAATTCAAGTACGCGACGAAATAACACTTGGTGGGATCAAGAGGGAGCTCAATGCCGATAGACGGCAGATACTTTTCGCAAAACTCAATCTGTGCCGGCCCGCCACAGCACAGCTGCTCGCAACAGTAATCGTCTGTGTATGCCCCGCACAGCTCCGCGTAATACGTGGCTCCTGTGGCGCAGCAACACGCGACGGCGGTAATTGCGCTCATGCCACGATTACGATCACAAGCGCCAGGATGACGAGCCGCATCAGCGCTTGCCGATCTTCGTCAGAAGCCACGAGAACGGGAACAGCTGGCCCGCGATGTATCCCCCGAGGGCGCACGCCGCGGCGAACCAGAGCGAGCCGAGCAGGGACGAGAGCGAGGCGAGGGTGGTCATGTCTTGGGCTTCCTTCGTGCTGCGGCGCGTCGATAGGCTGCGTCGAACTCGGCATCTTGCGCCCTCATTGCTGCCACGAGCTCGCGGTCCCCCTCGGGGCGGGACGGGTCTAGCATATCGACCGCAAGCTCGGCCTGCGCCACCTTACGCCGAGGCAACCACCCCACGGCGACCCTCACGGCCTGCCCGAGCCCGGTCTGCCACAGCAGGATCACGACCGCGACCGCCACCACGGCCCCAGCGACCCACATCAGGGTGGTCATCCACGCGGGCGTACGGTCCTCGGTCCCCGGGAGGTCCTCGTGGATATGGGAGGCGAGTTCATCGATCCGCTCGGCCCGGGCGACCACCTCGGGCTGCGCCGTGCTGCTCCCGAGCACCATGAGCGCCTGGGCCTCGGTGCGGATGTCGTTGGCCGTGCCCGCGATGCGGGCCGTAGGGCTGCAGGCCGTCAGGGTTAAGGCGAGGGCGAGGATGCTCCCGCCGCGCCTCACTTGCGCTCCAGGCGCGTGGTGCGCTCCTCGAGGCCCCGGACGCGCTCGGCGAGGATTCGGACCTGTGCCGTGCCCTCCACGGCCGTCTGGCGGATCTCGTGCAGCTCGCTCGCCATGCGCTCGAGCGCCCTGCCCTGCTGCTCGTCGCGCTCGGAGCGCTGGCCCGCGTAGATCATCGCCCCGATCAGGGCGGTCAGGGCCACCCCAAACTGGGCAACCTTGAGCCATTGGTTCAGGCTGTCGGCGACTTCCTTGGTCACGTCAGAACTCCGAGATGATGCACACGAGGCCCGTTCCGCCCGTGCCGCCGTTCCCGGTGGCCGAGTTGGCGGCTCCGCTGCCGCCCCCGCCTGAGCCGTAGATGCCGTTGCCGCCCGCGGCGCTTGTTCCCGTCGAGGAGTCGCTGCCGCCGCCCGAGTTGCCGTAAATGCCCATCGCCGTGCCGTTGATGCCGACGATGGACGAGGCCGCAAGGCCCATGCCGAGCCGCCGGCCGCCAACGCCGCCCGCGTAGGTGGTCGCCGACCCCGCCTTGCCTGCGCCGCCGCCGCCTCCTGGGGCTCCGATGCTGTCCGCTGCCGTACCGCCGACCGCGCCGTGTGTTCCGCCCGCAGCGCCTGCCCCGCCCGCGTACAAGGCCGCGGCCGTCGCCGTGGCGCTGCCGCCCGCGCCTCCGCTGGTCGTGCCCTGCGCTCCCGCAGAGCCGCCTGCAGCCTGCGCGAATGGGCGGCCCACCGTCTGGTACACGGAGCTCGCGCTGCCGGCTGCGCCCGGGAGGCCGTCGTTGTTGGCGAGCACGCCAAGGCCACCCGCGCCGCCCGCACCGACCACGACCGTCAGGGTGGCCGGGAGGTCCGCAGCGCGGTGCGTGATCTCGGTGATGCCCGCGCCCCCGCCGCCGCCGCCGCCGCCCTTGTTGCCGCTACCGTGAGCGTGACCGCTGCCGCCGCCCCCGCCGCCGCCAATGACGATCATGCGGACGCTCTTGCAGCCCACGGGCTTGGTCCACGTGAACGTGCCCGCCGTGGTGAAGGTCTGCACGTCGGTCCCGTTCGTGTGATCCCACGAGGTGCCGTTGTAGCGCCACAGGTCCCCGGCCGCTGGCGCGGTCGCGTCAATGGCGCGGCCTGCGAGGCCGTCCACGGTGGGGTTGGGGTAGGTGCCCGCTAGGTCGCCACCCGCCGTGCCGCTTGGAGGGCAGGAGATGGAGCTCTGCGGGAGGTGGTTCCATTGCGAGCCGCTGTAGACCCACAGGTCCCCGGCGGTCGGGGCCGCCGTGTCGATGGACCGCCCCGCCAGCCCGTCCACCGTGGGGCTCGGATAGGTCCCGGCTAGATCGCCGCTCGCCGCGCCCGTGGGGGCTCGTGAGTCGGACAGGCGGCTGTCGGTGGCCTCAACGGGCTTGCCAGCCGTCGCGCTGCCGCTGGCGGCAAAGTCGCACGTAAGGGTGACGTTGGTCGTAAGCGCCCCGCCGCCCGTCAGGCCCGTCCCGGCGATGACTTGCGTGGATGTCGACACCTTGCCCGCCAAATCCGAGGTCAGGCTCGTCACTTGGCTCTGGGCGATGGTGATGGGGTCGCTGCCAGCCACGCCGTGCGTTCCGGCATGGGAGGTCGGCGTGCGGGCGTTGGTGAGCCGCGAGTCGGTGGCTTCGACCGCCTGCCCCGCGCTGCCGCCGCCGCTGACGGCAAAGTCCACGGCAAGGGTCCTGCTCGTGGACAGGTCGCCGCCGCCCGTCAGCCCGGTGCCCGTTGCGACTTGCGTCGAGGTATCGACCTTGTTGACAAGGTCCGCAGCCAGGTTGACCACCTGTGCCTGCTCAATGCTGATTGAGTCGCTGCCAAGGAAGCCGTGCGATGCCGCGTGCGCGGTCGGGGTCCTCGCGTTGGACAGGCGCGTGTCGGTCGCCCGGGGTACTTGGTTGCTCCCGCCGCCGCCATCCGCCGCGAAGTCCACCGAGATCGTGCCAGCGCCGACGATGGTCCCGCCGAGCAAGCCGCTTCCGGCGGTGATGCTCTCAAGCCCATCGACCGCGATGCTGACCGTGTTCTGGGTGACCTCGATCTCGATGTCGGCCATGTCAGGGCGCTCCCGCGTAGGTGTTCACTTGGGCCGCCCCGAGCGACTTGAGGCGATGCACGACCGAGCCCGGGAAGTGGATCTCGAAGTCGAATCGGGCCTGCCCGAGGGGGAAATTGGCCGTGGTCGCGGCCGGGATCGTCAGGGTCCCCTGCGTCTTGGCGACATTCAGGGCCCACATCGGGCTGACCCCCGTTGAGCTCGCCGTGACAAACGCCGCGGCCTCGGGCTGCGACATGGTGAGCCGCCACTCGGTCGCCGTCGCCAAGGCCGGGTACGTCGCCGGCCACACGGTGATGGCAATCGTGCTGACGTAGGTCTCGCCCTTTGCGATGTTGATCGTCCACTCACTCATGGGTCACTCTCCTGGGCTTTCGGCGCATTCTACGCGGACGGCATTCGGCATCGAGAACCAGAACTGCGGCTTGTACGGTGCCGTCGCCATTCCGGTGTAGATTGTCGGGAAGTGCTCGACCATCTCCACGATGGTCCCGACCGAGATCGGGAGCGCCGAGATGACCGCGATGCCGCCGTAGTGCGACTGCAGGACCCCGGGCGCGACCACGTTGCCGGCGTTTCCCGCGCCGAGGTACACGTTGCCCGCCTCGGCCATGTTCCGGGCTTGCGTGCCCGTGCGGCCGTATGGCGTGACGCTGACGTATTGCGTCGGGCACGCCTCGAGGTCTGGATTCGGTTCGACCTCCTCAAAGGTATAGAACCATTTCCATATCCCTCCTTCCACAGGTCCCGGACCTTCAGTGCATGATGTTGCTCCCGTAATTCGAGCGGGAAATACCCGGGTGTTCGGCGGCGGCACGTCGATGATGGTCGCCCCGACGAGGTTGCGGTACGCCTGGGCCTTGCCCTTGGCGAGGACCAGCTGCTCAGGGTCGGTCTCGCCCACGCCCTGCAGGCCGAATCGCCAGTCATCCTCGCGCGCCTCGGTGACCGTGCAGGGGCTCAAGGTGCCGTCGATGACCGCGAGGCGGTAGGAGACCTTGCCGAGCTGCCCGATGGTCGTGGTGCTGTTCGTGTACCACCCCACCCACCCCGCCCAGACCGTGCGCCCGAACGGCGTGTTGCTGTATCGGCTCGCATAGTCGGCCCGCACGCTCGTGGTAAACGCCGTCGTACTCCATCCGGGCGACGCGGTAAGGGTGGCTCCCGTCTGGTCGTTCACCACGACCGCGCCCTCGGACAGGGCGGCTCGCCCGACGTTGGCGGGGGAGCGCGTCCACGTCGCGGCTGCGCCGTTGCTGAAAATCCCGCGCATCGAGAAGTGCTGCTGCGTTGCCGGGGTCTGATTGACGGCGGTGGTGTCGTACACCGTCAAGCCTTCGACCGACCGCCTAGGCATGATGACCGCCGCGCTCGAGGGGGCGGTCGCCTGAAAGCCCGCTTGGTTCCAGTTGTTGACGAGCGCGTCCGTGCCGCCGGCCGCTCCGTTCACGGGCTGCATGCCCCCAGCCAGCGCCCGCTTGGCGGCGTTCATCCGGGTGTCGTACTGCGTCTTGAGCGTGTCGATCTCGATGAACACGTTCCCCGACCCCGTCGCCACGACGAGCTGGCGGTTTGCCACCGCGATGGCATCGATGAGAAGCGAGAGCGCGGCGTTCGGGCTGCCGACCAGATCGGAGATCCTGCGGAGGTACTCCGGGGTCCTGGTCGTGAACCCGGTCGGCATGGTCAGGTTGATGCCCGTGGCTGCCGTCGAGATGATGTTCAGGAGGTCGGCGTAGCTCGTGATGGGGTTCGGGCCGCCCGCCGCCACGTTGAGCTGCCACCGCCCGTCGCTTGACCACAGGGGCGCGAGCGCCTGCGTGTTGACCGCCCCGCTTGAGAACTGCCAGTACCAGCGCTGGTCCACGAGTTCGACCATGACCGGGCCGCCGTACTGACGCCACAGGAATGGCTGCGGGGGACGCACATACAGGCCCGTCAGGACGATGGCACCGCTGCCGTCGTTGATCGTCAGGCTCACGGTGCTCGTCGCGTACAGGTTCGTCAGGTCGCTGTGCTTGACGAGCAGGCTCGCGCTCGTGTGCTGCGTCATTCCGCAGGGCACGTCGATCCGGAACAGGTCCTCGGGCGGGATGCCGATCTGCCGCGCCACCTCGCCCATCTTCTCGTCGGGCAGGAGGACCGGGATGACGTTCGCGCCGGCCGTTATGAAGGCTTCGACCATTAGCTGTAGCCCGGGTAGGCCCCGGTCCCGTAGGTCTGCTTGTCACTCAACGGCAGAGCCAACACGCTCGACGTGCTGACTTGATCGCTAGAGCTGTATCCCTGCGCGTAGGCCGCGGTCACGGTGTTCAGCGGCGGCCACCAACGGCGGTAGGTGCCGTCCGTGGCGTAGCCGTTGCTCGTCACGCCGCCCGTGTCATATGCTCGCGTGGTCCGCTCCCAGATTCCGGTAAAGGTCCGGTTGCCCGAGCTGTCCACGTCGCCGTGGGTCACGCGCCAGGTCTCCTTCACGAGGAAGAAGCCTGCGGGCATGGGCCGGAACACACGCGCCGGCGGGCTGTTGACCTTCCGCAGGGTGGTGGTCTCGACGATGTCGGCCGATGCCTTCCGCGCTTGGAAGAGGAAGTCGCTGCCCTGGTCGTACATCGTCTGCAGGCGATGCACCCCTGAATCGGTGTCGGTGATCGTGGTGCTGATCTGTTTCTCGACCGAAATCACGGCTCCTGGGAGAATCGTCGGCACGTCCGAAGGCGATGGCACGAACTGCGCCAACGGCTGCGAATATGGGCCCACGTCAATGGCTGCGTTTGCCGCCGTCATGGCGGTCTCTACCCCGACAAACGTGATCGTGGTAGCGCCGATGGGGCAGTCAACCGTCAGCACGTCGATGATGTCTGCGACTGCAAGCGCCGATACCGGAATCGTGTCGGGCTTGGCGCTCGTTGGATTCAACTCCCAATGCGGCTGCGCAAATACACCGCCATTGCCGTAGGGGTCCGGCTTCCAGTCGCATGTCCGGCTGACCGTGAAGAAGCGCCCAATCACGTTCGCCATCGGGACCGAGGCGAGGCTGCCCGTCGGGTTGTTTACGTCCGTTGCAGGAGCCTTGGCATCAATCTCAAACTTGATGTGCGCTTTCTTCAGGAGCGTGAGCTCGGTCAGCACCAAGCGCTCAATGATGCACCTTGAGAAATCAAGGCGCGAGCGAGACAGTTGTACCGCGGCATTCACGAGCGCCCGAGTATCACCATCGGCCTCGCCCTCGAGTTCGCAAGAGAATCGAAGCACGCCCCATGCAAGGCCTTGGCGAGTCCGCTCGTAGCTGAACTCTGCCGTGCCTGCATATGCGCCATCAGGAAGCTCCGTGCGAGCCTGCACGTCGGTGATCTCGTAGATGAGCTGGTTGCCTGCCTCGTTGTACGCAAACGTCTGGCTCTCACGACGAAACTTCAACACCGAACTCTGCGCTGGGAGGATCGCTCTGCGGAACAAGTCTGCCCACGGATATCGCCCGGTGATGTCCGCGTTCAGCGGAGAATCGGAAACCGTTGAGGACGTGCCTGTGGCCGCAAGATTGATCGTTGCGACCCCAGAAATCGTGCGCGTGATGAGGCCCGCCGCGTCAAGCGAGAACCGCTGCGTCCAACGGTTGGAGATGATCGGCCACGCAGGATCAGGCGTGCCGGAACTGCTTGGATGCGCCGTTGCCGCCTGCACGGCAAACGTGACGAGGCACGCCTGCCGGCCGTTGATCTCCGTCGCTGTCAGGTGCAGCAGCGGCCCGTTCATCGTGTCGGGGTAGGACACGTCGATCAGGTTCTCGGTGCCACCGCTCGCCGTCACGCTGACGCGCACCCGGTCCACCCGGCCCGTGCCCATGCGGAACTTCGTCGCAAGGTCCACGAACGTGTTCGTGGCATCCGAGACCACGCACGAGCCCTGCACGGTGGTCTCGTATCGGTTGAGGGTGTAGTTGTCCTCCGCGTAGACCGGGCGCTGGTCGTAGCTCGTGACGTTGGCGTAGGGGAGCTCGTAGTCCACCCCGTCGTAGGTGAACACCACGTACGTGTTGCCTGGGCTGATGGGCATGGCTAGATCTTGGCCCCCATGAGGCGTAGGTCGTTGAGGAAGGGCTGGTTCTGCGCCGTGAAGTCAATCGGCTGCTGCGTGTTACGGGCGATCTGGTTCAGCGCCGGCACGACCTTGGTCAAGAGGGTGGTGCCGATCACCATCATCGACGCGCCAAACATTGGGCTTATCTGGCTGCTCAACAGGAACGACCCCGACTTCTGAAACGCCTCTGCGGTCGCCTTGACCCCTCCGCTCAACGATTCAATCATTTTTGGGAGATAAACCGTCAAGGCTTCCAGAATCTTGGCGACGTTCTCGGTAAGCGGGGCGAGGAAGGCCGCGCCCACGCCGGCGGCGAAGGATCGGATCTGCGCGAGGCTGCGCTCGATGCGGCCCGCCTGCGCCACTTGGTTGGCGATGGCGGGACCGACCACCATGCCGAGCCGGAACTTCTGCATGGTCATGGCGATCTCGTTCGTCATGTCCGCGAGCTGGATGGCGGGGCTGAACTCCCGCAAGTCATCCGCCGCCGACATGATGAACTGGTGCAGCTTCATCACCGAGTCGTAGATGGCCTTGAACGCCTTGACCGCTGCGGACGCGGCGAACGCCGTCAGGCCGAGCGCGAACGTCGCCTTGGTCAGGAAGCTCCCGAACTTGCTGCCGCTGTTCTCGAGGATGCCGTCGAGGAGGTCCATGCTCTTGGCGAGGTTCAGGCCGTTCCCCTTCACGGCGCTGAACAGCCCGGGCAGGCCCTTCAGCATCTCGCCGAGGCCGAGCTTCTTCTCCGCGTCGGCCGGGGCTCCGCTGCCGCCGCCGCCCTCCCCGGTCACCACGTCCACGGTGATCTTGCCTAGGTCCTGCATGGGTCAGACGCTCCAGTCGATCTCGAAGGCGCAGAGAAAGGTCTCGGTGCCGCGCACCCAGCCCGGAAGGTCATCCACGGGCTCGACCACGCCGCCCGACCGCCACGTCAGCGGGATGGTCAGGCGGCCACCGAGCGTGTTCTGGATGAGAAGCGTCCGCAGGCCGTCGATGGGCTGCTCGATGCCCCACGTGCCGGCGATGCGCTCCGTGGCCCGGTTCGTCGGGTCGAGGAGGTTGCGCCACCAGACGGTGATCGTGATCGTGGCCTCGAGCAGCCCCACGCCGCTGCGAGGGTGCATGGCGCTGTCGCCGCCCGGGACGATCTGGAAGGCGTACTGCGAGATGGTCTCGTCGGTCGGGCGCTCAGACAGGTAGACCGCCCCGCCGTACCCGGCCGCGATGGCCCAGGTGCGGATCTCGTCCCGAAGGGCGATCCACACGTCGGCGTTCGACTGCACGCTCATGCGCCACCCCGCTCATGCTGCATCTGCATACGGACCTTCCATGCGAGCGCCGCGTCCCCGGTGGCGAGCTGGATCGTCTGCTGCGTCAGCTCGGGCGACCCGAAGGCGATGGCGATGCCCTGCGCCATGATGAGCGCCTGCCTTGCTTCGATGGCGGGGATGTTCACGGCAAGGCCCATAGCGGTCTCCGGGTCGAAGTCCGAGGGCGGCCGTCCGTACGTGGCGGTGAAGAGGGCGGCCGCCCGTGTCAGTTTCCCACGCGCTCGGCTGCCGCCTTCATGCGGACGAACAGGCCGAAGAGCTGCTCGTCGGTCGCCTGCGCCGCCACCTCGGGCGTGCGGGCGACCTTCCGCATGGCCGCGGTCACGTCGGCGAGCTCGTACTCGTCCTTCTGGCCAATGGCCGCGATGACCTCGTTCCATTGGATGATGACGAAGCCGGCCGGGACCTCGGCGCGGAAGAGGAGGGGATCGTTGTCGGAGGTCAGGTCGATCATGGTCAGGTGGTGGCGGTGGTGTAGAGAGCGCCCGTCGCGCCCGGGATGGCCTTCACGGTCAGGCCCGCCCGCTGCTCAACGTTGCCGAACTGGCTCGTCACCACGCCGTTGGGCGGGAGGAAGCAGCGGCCGAAGATGTACGCCGTCTTGCCCGCCGTCAGAGGCAAGATCTTGAGGCCGAACGTGCCGCTGTTGGCGACGAGCAGGCGGCCGATGGTCGCGGTGTTGAACGCGCCGCGCTGGCGGGCCCGCAGGCTCGTCAGGACCGCCGCGTCCCACTTGACGAGCGTGGCCGTCACCGTCGCGTCGATGCCCTGCACGACCACCTCCTCGGGGGCCTGCCCGCTCGAGACCGTCTTGATCTCGTGCGTGTAGTCGTTCTCGCTGATCTGCGGGAGGTTGTCGTTGTCGGTCTGCCCGATGTCCACGTACCCAGAGCCGAGATCGACCTGGATCATGCACGGACCCGACACGATGATGCTTGCGGCCATTGGGGGTTACCTTCCTTTGAGGATCTTCTTGAGCCCTAGTCTAATCGTTCGCCCGATGTCCGACCATTCCTTCGTGGTCGGTACGAGGAATGGCCGCGCCGGGACCTCGACCCCGTTCCAGGCCATGATGTAGTCCTTGCCCTCGGTCAGGCCCTCGCTGTCGGGGTTGTTGCCCGTCGCGTGCTGCCGCTTGCCCTTCTTGGACATGGGAATGTAGTTCGGTCCCGAGGTCTCGAAGCCGAGCTCGTGGAAGATCGCGTACAGCGGGCCCGTCAGGACGATCTCGACCTTGGTCTCCCCCGCGTACTCGGCCCGGGCCCCGATGTTGCGGACGAGGTTCCCCGTGTCCCGCAGGGGCTGCCCGCCGGCGCGGTAGGAGGTGCCCTTGAGCCGATACTCGGTCACCTCGACCGTGCGGACCTTGATGCCCTTCTTGGTCTTGGTGACCTTCTGGACCGTGCGCTGGCGGGTGCCGAGGATGGCCGAGGCATCCTTGGGCTTCCGCAGGGTCCAGAACTCGGCCTCGAGGTCCTTGAGGGGCTTCAGGGCGACCGCCTGCCCGGACGGGCCGCGGCCCTCCCCCTTGGCGATGTGGGCCTTGGCATACCGGGCGACCGCCGCGGCGATGCCGTCGCGGACCTCCTTGCTGCGGAGGGCCTTGGCGATGGCGCGGCGGGTTGGCTCGTCGCCTGGGCTGTGGGCCACGGTCAGCCCCCCGGCATCGTGTTCCCGCGGCGCTGCGGGAAGAATGCGCTCGTGGACACGTTGTTGTACCACGCGGCCGTCTGGAGGGGGGTCGCCCGGACCTCGGGCAGGCCCGCGTCGGCGGCCTTGGCGAGGGCCCCAAAGATCGTGCGGCCGTCCCGGAGGTGCTCGAGCATCTCGTGCGCCCGCTTCATGCGCTCCTCGACCGCCGGCGGGACCTTCATGGCGCGGCGCTGGAACAGGACCTCGGTGGCGAGGTCCACGGTCAGGCTCACGATGAGGTAGTCGCTCGCAGCGGCCAGCGCGGTGAGGTCCGCGTCGGTGTAGATGTTGCCCACCCGGGCGTATGCCTTGATCGTCGCCGTGGCCCGCTCGAGGGCCATCGTGGTGACGGGGTTCGCGCCGAGGCTCGGGTTGCCTTGGTCGCTGCACAGCTCGGCGATGATGCGCGAGTCGAGTTCCTTCTCGAGGTCCGCGTAGGTCGCGTAGGCCATGCGTTTCTCCTATGGCGCAAGGGGGGCGGGGGCCGAAGCCTCCCGCCCCCCTGTGTGCCGTGGGGGTATTACGAAGTCACGTCGAGCACCAGGTACCCGGAGACCGGGGCGACCAGCTCCGAGGTGCTGTTGTCGATCACGCGGCCCTCGATGCGGCGATCCTTCGGATCGTCCCAGTTCTCGACCGTCATGTCCTCGAACGCGAAGAGCTGCACGGTGCTGAAGGACGTGGAGCCTTCCACGCCGATCAGGCCACCCGGACGGCTGACGAACACCGCCGAGTTGCCGAACACGAACGACCGGGTCGTGCTCGCCGCACCCTTCTTGGTCGTGATCTTGACCGAGTCATCGACCACCACCTGAACGCCGAACAGGTTCGGCGGGAGGCCGTACTTGGCGAACACGTCGTTGCCCTGCAGGAAGGGCAGCGCCGCGGGGTAGTTCTTGACGTAGTCACGAACTTCCGAGGTCTGCGAAAGCAGGTTCGCCACCGTGGGCGAGATCACCATCATGATGTCGGTCTCGCCACGCACCGCTCCACCCGTAGCCAGCGAGATCTTCTGCAGGATGCCCTGCACGCCCTTCTGGATCACGTTGGTGGTGGAGGTCGTCCAGGCCGCGCCGCCCGGTGAGGCGGTTCCGGTTGCCGCGTAGTTGCCGACGTTGTTGAACGCCGTCTGGGCCGCCGAACCCGTGAGGGTGGTGGCCATGCGCATGCACCGCGCAGTCATGGCGAGCTGCGCCTTGCTGCGAGCGTGCTGCGCGACCACGTCCCACGCCGCCTGCTTGACGGTCTCGTTGGGGATGTAGAACGGGAAGGCAAATCGCTGGCACGTGAATGCCACGAAGTCCTGCTCGTTCGTCTTGCCGACCGGGCGGTCGTTGCCGAGGGGCCAGATGAACTCGTTCACGTCCGTCACGCGGACGTTGTCATCCGAGTTGAGCCGGAGGTAGTACCCGGTCATCTGGTTGGCCGCGACGATCTGCGCGTACTTGGTGATGGGGAACGTGTTCACCGCACGGGTGAACTCGACCTGGAGAGCGCCCGTTGCGAGGGCGTTGGTGGACGGGACGTAGGTGTTCAGTCCGCCACCGACTGCGACATAAGCCATTGTGTGACCTCCTTTGGGTCAGTCGGGAATCAGAGCGCCTTCGTGGCGGGGAGACGGTACGCCCAGAAGATCTGGCCAGAGGCCGCGGCTTCGAGGGCGACAAACAGGGGGACGTTTCCAGAGCCGGCGGCCGTGATGGCCACGCCAGCCGTGGAGGCGATGAGGCCGAGGCCCGCGGTGATGTTGCCGCCCGCCTCGATCTGCACGCAGTTCGAGGGCTGGAGCGAGATCGGGTCGCCGGTGGTGGCGTGCGCCGTTGCGTCGAAACGACGGGTCGAGCCATCGGTCACGCCGACCACGTAGTCGGCGGCCGCGGTGGATGCCACGCCCTGGAAGGCGGTGGTGTCCATCTTGACGATGCGGTACGGGTTGATCGTGCCGCCCGCGACGAGATTGGGAGAGAACTGGAGCATTTCTGTGTGTCCTTCTGCGTGTTAGCGCTTGGTGATGCGTGCGTTGATGGCCTTGACGAACTCCTCGGGCTTGCCCGCGTGCTCGCGGACCAGGGCGGCGATGTCGCCGACGTTGGAAGCCTTCGGCATGGACGCGCGGCTCATGTCGATCTTGGTGCCGATGGGGTCACGGGCGAAGAGCTCGCGCCACGACTCCATGAGGGCCAGCGGGTCGCGGGCAGCCTGCAGCTGCGCCACGAGCGCGGGACGGTGCGCCTCGGGGATGCGGTAACCCTCGGCCTCGAGCGAGTCGATCTCGCGCTCGAACCGGGCGCGGGTGATCTCGCCCTTGAGCGCCGCGTTCTCCCGCTCAATGCGGGCCATGCGGGCGCGGAGGCCGTAGGTGCTGCGCTGCGCGATGACCTCGGGAGCCTCCTCCTCGGCGGCCTCCTCGTCATGGCTGCCGATGTCGATGTGGATGCCCTCGCCGCCTTCGGCAGCGGCCTCGTCGGCACCGAACTCCATGCCTTCGCCGGCCATCTCGTCCTTCTGCTCGTCCTCGGCCATCTCCGACTTGTCCTCGCCCTCGTCGGCGAACTTCTTCTTCATCATGCTGGAGAGCTCCTCGATGGCGCACTTCATGGCCTCGAGCTCCTCGCTGTAATCCTTGGATGCCATCGCGGCCTCCTCCTTGTTGAGCGCCGGGACGAAGGTGTTCAGGCCACCACCGACCCCGGCGAGGTCGTGGTTGCTCTTGGAGAACGTGATCTTCTCGCCCGCACGGGCGAAATGAGTGTCGGGGAGCGGCCGGCGGGGGGTCTCGCGGCCAAGCAGGGCCACCTCCGAGAGGTGGTTGCTCTCGGACCAGATCTCGGCCGACCGCCTGGGGAAGGCGTTCGTGGCGATGAGCCTGTCGAAGATGTCCCTGCCGACCTCCATGTCGCCCACAATGTACCCGACGCCATCCCGCTCCTCGTATCGGAGTTGCGGAATCCGGCCCACGGCGCTCTTGGGTTCCTTGCCGTCCTTCTCGTGCATGACCACGATGCGGGGGAAGGAGCCGCGGTTCATGTGCTTCGCGGTCGAGGCGACGATCTTCTGCAGGCGCTTGTTGTCGAAGCGGCGCAGCTCGGGGTCGGCCTCGCCGTCATCGATGGCCGGGTCGAACGCCATGAACAGCTCGACCCCCTTCAGCACGACCTTGTCGCCGTCCTCGAGGACGGCATGGGATGCCTTCTGGTTCACGCTCTTGTCCTCCTTGCGTTCCAGTTCCTTGACCTTGCGGGTCGCCCAGGCGCGGCCGGCATCGCCGCCCCACAGGAGCCACGCGATATACCCGGCCGAATCCACTCCCCATCCCTCGCCCTTCTTGTCCACCTCGTGGCGGGCGAAGTACGAGTCCATGCGGCGCACGGTGTCGGGGGAGAGGTTCTTGCGGTTCTTGAGGTCGCGGGCCCGGGCCACGCCGATCTCGGTGCCGCCGCGGCCGTGCTTCTCCCGCAGCTCGAGGCCGCGGGCGGCGTTGGCCGCCATCTCCTGGGTGGGCTTGAGGTCGATGTCGCTCATGGCTGCGTGGCAATCACCTGAACCGCGCCCGTGTTGAACCGCACGCACAGCTGCGTTTTTCCAGAGCCGTTGTCCTTGGTGTAAACCACGGCTTGGTTTGCAGCGGGGGCAGCAGGATCGCCGGATCGCTCCGTGTAGATCATTCGGTCGTGGAAGTAGACCCCGCCAATGTTGATCTGGTTGTTTCCAGTTACGGAATCGACTTCCTGATCCTTGCCGATGACGATGTTGTTGCTGCCCGTGGTGAGGGAATCACCAGCCTTCCAACCGAACAGGCAGTTGTAGGTTCCCGAGAACGGGTTGTTGGAGCCTGCTTGGAATCCGACGATGGTGTTGCCGTTGGCGACCGTAGTGCCAGACAGATATCCCGTGTGCGTCCCGCTGCCCGCGGTCGCGTTGTTGATCTGCGCGCCTCCGGGAGTCAAGGCCAATCGGAATGTGGTGCCGGACTGCCCAACCACGTAATAGGTCACACCGGGAGACAGCGCTCCCGGAAGCGTTCCGGTAGTGGTGAAGGCGACCTTCGTTCCGTTGACCGGGGTGCTGGTTGCCCACGTCACGACAATGGGAGACCCGGCGGCAATGGTCACAGAGAACGATGCTTGGCCCGTAGTGTCCTTGGGGTACTGGAACGCCTGAAACCCGATGACGGTGTTTTCGGATGCGTTGTACGGCGGGTTGGTTGCGAAGAACTCGTTGGTCTGGTTGTCGATTGTGGCGTTGCCCCATCCGGCTCCGCGCCCAATCATCACGTTGTCCTCGCCCCACCAGTTTCGGTAGGCGGCGTTTGTTCCCACAACCACGTTGTCGCTTGCCTTGCATCCATCCCCAGAGTATTCGCCAAGGGCCGTGTTTGCGTCCCCAAGTTGGTTCTGCACCAACGCCTGATTTCCCACGGCCACATTGAAAGCGCCCGTGGTGATTGCAAGTCCTGCCTGAAACCCGACTGCCGTGTTGCTACGTGACGTAGATGTCGGCTGCACCGCCTGAAGCGCCGATGCACCGACTGCGGTGCTTGCGCCGACATTCATTGCCCCGGCAAGGCCCCGCAACGCATCGTTTCCGACCGCTACGTTGTTGTTTCCGGTGCCGTTGTTCCGCAGGGTATTTTGACCAATTGCCGTGTTGCCCGCTCCTGTCGTAGTAAACACAGAAGCATTTTGGCCGACTGCGGTATTGCCACTTGAGGTTACGTCGCGTCCTGCGGCAGAACCGATGAACGTGTTGCTATTCGCGGTGGTAAAGTTTGAACCTGCGTTTGATCCGATGCAGGTGTTGTCGAACCCGCTTGCATTGCTTGGTCCGCCCGTAATCAGGCGTCCCGCGTTTCGACCCACCAGCGTGTTGTCGCATCCCCCGTTGATGTTGTATCCAGCTTGGTAACCCACCGCGGTATTTCGGTTTGCGTCCCCCGTCACGCCGAGGGCTTCGCTTCCGACTGCGGTGTTCTGGTTTGGGGGCGTAGCCGTGGTCGCCTTCCCCGTTCCCGCTCCCGCTGCTGCGTAGCCAAGCGCCGTCCACACCGCTGCTCCGGTTCCCACCTTGAATCGTCCCGTATCCGTTTCGTAGGCAATCTCGCCGAGCTGGAGCGTCGGATTCGCGCTGGTGAAGTTAGCGGCCGTATCGCGTCGGATGTTGATGTTGGCGGTAAAGATCGACATGGTGGTTTACGGGTTGTTGGCTTGCCCGCCGTTGATGACGGAGCTGTAGAGGGTGAACTCCGCATCTCGCCCGTCCACTCGGTAGGGATAGGCGGTGGTGGTTGCGTTGCCGCCGTCGAATCGCTCGTTATAGCCAGAGGTCGCGTCTGGCGCACGAGACATCAGCTTGCTCGCCACCGACGAGCCGCTGATCCGCGAGAGCCTGGGTCGGTTCGCTCGGTTCATCAGAGGGTGGACCAGAAGCAGCCCATCGTGGGCGTGCCGCTCGACTTGAACTGCGCCGTCACGTACTGCGCCCCTGCCAGGTCAAGCATGGCGTAGGCGGGCTCCACGTTCGACGCTGCCGCCGTGGCCGGCGAGTAGAGATTGCCTGACGGCGTGCCTGCGACCTGAACGATCCCGCTGAACGTGCGGTGGTTCACCGTGCCGTCGATGGTGTAGTCCGGGACCGTGCCGCTGGTGTAGGTCAGGGTCAGGTCAGCGAGGACGGTCGGCATGAACCAGAACGACGAAACGCCCGACCGCGTGTAGGTCACCCCGGTCGGCGTGCCCGCGGTCGTGGTGATTGCCGCGCCCCCGAGCGTGGCCGAGAGCCGGAAGGTGCTCGAGCCGTTCGTGGCGATGATGTAGTACGTGGTCGGGTTGGAGTAGGCCGGCACGGTAATCGTGCCCGACCCGCCGAAGGTGCCCGCAATCGTGACCGCCTGCCCGACCGCGAGGGTGGGGTTCGCGTTGCACGTGAAGTTGCCGGCCGTGTCCGCGATGGTCACCCCGGTCAGGGTGCCGCTCGCGTCCAGGTACTTGCGCCAGCCCAGGACGCGCATCCCGATGCCCGTCTGCGCCGTGGTCGCGGCGACCATGAACGGCAGGACGTACAGGAGGGACGGGTTCTGGCCGTTGACCGAGGCCGAGGTGTAGTCGAACAGGAGCCCGGTGGTCGGCGGGCTCTGGACGAGGACGGCGGCTGCGTTGGCGTAGGTGCTCGGGACGGAGTCGAGCGAGACCCTGCGGAAGTTGTTCTGTGCGGTGGTGATGTCCATGTCAGATCTCTCCTCGGCGCTTCATGTCGAGCGCGATGGCGACTGCCTGGTCCTGCGGCTTGCCCTCTGCGATGAGGGTGCGGATCTTGTCGCTGACGGCCTTGTCGGCCTTCTCCATGAGCTTGAGGCCAGCCTTCACGTCCTCGCGCTCGAGGTCGGAGGGCTTCTCCATCTTGTAGCGTTGCGCCAACTGCTCGAGGCGCTTCAGCAGGCCCGCGGCCGTGACGGAAGGATCGACTGCGTCCTGAGCGGCCTTGATGTGCCGGCGGGCGCTTTCACGGTCGCCACGAGCGATGGACTGTTCGGCGCGGTCCACGTTCATGGCGACGGTCTGCTGTGCACTCATCGTGGCCTTCTCGGCCGTGACCTTCGCGCCGGGGCGGGAGGACACATAAACAGGCTCACCCGCGTTCGCCTTGCGGAGCATTTCCTTGGCAGATTGTTCGTTGTGTTCCTTGGCGACAGTCTTGCCAGCCTTGTCTACAAGCAACCAAGTCGGCTCGCCATACAGACCGGACGCGATGTATCGCAGCGTGAACGGGCCACGGCCCTTCGTGTCCCGCATCCCCATCTTCGCCTTCTCGCTCTTGTTGCTCATGTCTCGCATCGTAGCGTTCCTCCGTTCGGTTCACGCATTCACGAAGCCCGGATCGGGGATCTGCCCCGCGTCAAGCAGGCGCTGCCTCGCGCCGTTGTGTCGCTTGATCGCCGCGTAGTCCAAGGTGCCATCCGGGCGCGTCCAGCCCTTGTCCACGGCCATCGCCGCCGGCACGGGGATCAGCGCACAGCGGCAGTTGAAGCCCGCAGGCGGCCCGATCCCCATGCGGTCGAAGTCGGCCATCGTCCCCACGTAGCCGTCGAAGGCGCGGTGAGTATCCCGCGTCCTGGGGTCCTTCGTCGCGCTGAACTCGACCAGCGGCACGAACGCCTGCACCCGCTCGTCCCGCAGGACCTCGGCCGCCCCCTCGGTGGCAGCCCGGTTCGTGTTGGTACGAAGCACGGTCTCGAGCCGCGCCGACGAGAGCTCCGTGCCCGTCAAGGCCTGCGCCGTGGTCACGAAGTCGCCGAGGTTCATGCTCTTGATGAGCTTGCCGACCGTGCTCTTCCCGGGCTTCTCCTCGATCACCCGAGCGATGAGCTCCTGCACCTGGGCGGTCTGGCGGGGGTTCAGCCCGGTCACGAAGAAGGTCTCGTCGGTGATCCGCTTGACGGTCGTGATCCCCCCCTTGTCGGGGCGGCTGATGACCCCCCGCAGGAGGCCGTCGAGGATGGGGCTGCGCTTGCGGAGGTCCACGAGGGCGTTGTCGCGCTCGTGCTCGCCGACCTCGCGGGCGCTCTCCCGGGCGGCCCGGACGAGCAGCTCCCAATCCTTGCGGGAGATCGGGATGCGCCGGCGGAACCACGAGGCGATGGGCTTCAGCCACTTGGACCCGAACTCGGAGGAGATGGGCAGGGCGGCAAACTCAACCGCGTCCCCGTCCTCGAGCAGGCCCTCCACGGCCTCGTCGGGGATGCGGGCGCGGTCGATGCTGCCGCGGGCCCCGGCCAGCCATGAGGCCATCAGGAGGGCCGCCGCGAGCTCGCCGAACTCCTCCCATGCCTCGGTCGCGTCCTGGCCCCTGACCTGTGCGGCGAGGGCGCGGCGGTAGGCCTGCTGCGCCTCGCGCAGGACCGTGCGGAGGTGCTTGTCAAGGCTCTCGCGCTTCATCGCTTCCGCTTGCGGACGGCGGCGACCTTCGGGGCCTCGGGGGCAGGCTCCTCGCCCTCGTCAGGCTCGTTGCCCTTGCCCAGGAGCGCCGCGAGGGGGTTGTCGCTCGCGCCGGCCCCGGCCCCGCCGCCGAGGACCGAATCGCCTTCGGCGGGCTCGGACAGGCCGAGGAGATCGCGGACCTCGCGCTCGCTGACGCGGCCGCCGAGCTGCACGAAGGCTTGGATCGCCTCCATGCGTTCCTTGGCGTTGGGGCGCTCGGGGGCGAACTCGAAGCGAAGGCCGCGGGCCTCCTCCTCGGTCGCGCCGAGCATCCCGGCCACGACGCGGACGAAGTCGCTCGTGAAGCTCTCGGCGAGGCTGTCGGCGTGGTAGCGGATGACGCGGGAGAGGGTGTCGGCGTGGAGGTCGGCGACCCCGGAGCCGAGGCCCGTGCTTCCGGCCTCGCTCGAGAGGCTCTGGCCGAGGATGGCCTCCTTGAGCTTGCCCGAGAGCCAGTTGACCATCTCCATGAAGATCTGGGCGCGGCCTGCGTTCGCGTCCTTGATGTCGATGTCGTACATCGACTCGTTCGGCCCGATCCTCGGGAGCACGACGCTGTTGTCGTTCACGAGGTTCTGGAGGATGGTGAGCATCTCGCTCTTGGCCGCGTCGTTGCCCGAGGGGTAGTACCCGACCCGGATGCCGAGGGCGTATCGCTCCGCGTATGCGGCGGCGTTCTGCAGGATCTCCTGCTTGAGCAGCCAGATGTACCAGCACACGTCGCGGGCCCCCACGCCGCGGTAGACGGCCTCGCTCGTGTTGGGGTCGATGAAGTTTGGCGCGGTGGTGAACACCCGGTGCAGGATGACGGCGCGGCGCTCGTTCTCATCGAACAGGTGGACAAGGGAGTCGAAGCCGAGGTCGGTGACGCTCGGCTCGTTGATGTACGCGCTGCCGACGCGCATGGCGAGGTTGCCGTACTGGTCGAAGGCGAGCGTATCGCTGGCGAATGGCATCCACTCCCGGACGCGCACGCCGAGCTTGGGGTCGCGCTCGTAGACGATGTTGGCCGCGGAGCAGCCGTACCAGACGGCCTCGTGCAGGGCGCGGAAGAGGTCGCTGCGGCGGGGGATCGCGTCGATGATCTCGGTGAGGCGCTCGGCCAGGGCGACGAGGCGTGGGTTCTCGTCATCGGCGGGCACGACGGCCCACTCGAGGCCGGCGAGGGTGACGAGGAGCGAGCGCAGGACACCCTCGATGTCCGCGTCCATCCGCATCATGGCCTGGTAGTTGGGGTCGAGCCTGTAGGCGAGGCTCGAGTTCCGCAGCATTAGGGACGCGGTGCGGAAGAAGCTGCGCTGGACCTCGACGGGGAGGGCGAGGGGCCCGGTGGGGCCGCGCTGCACGGGCGGCTTGAGCGGCTTGCGCGGTCGCTTGTCGGGGGGGAGCCCTGCGCCGGGGATGGCGTTGGGCATCATGGGATTGCTGTGGGGCTCGTTCATGGATCAGAGTCCTCGCAAGGCGCGGGAGAGGGCGCGGGATCTTGCCTTGCTTTCCTCGAGGCGGCGCTTCGCATCGGCAGTCCGCTGGGCGCTTGCCTCCTGTTCCTTGGCGATGGCCGCAGCTCTGGCACGGGCTGCGTCGCCGGTCTTTCTGACCTCGGCGAGGCGGGCTTCGAGGTCGGCGATGTTGCCGCTTATTTCAGCCATGCGGGGGCTCTGCGCGGCGGCTGGCTGCGGGCCGCGTGCCTTGGTCTCGGCAAGGCGGGTCTCGGCCTTCTTGACGCGAGCATCGGCCCGTCGCGCATCGGCGGCCTTGCGCGTTTCGTAGTCGCGGTCGATCTTGCTGCGGGTCTCGTGGAGGTACTGCTCGGTGAAGGTGCGCCCGGAGGCGCGGGCTCGGTCCTCGATCCCCTGTGCGGCGCTGCCCTTGGGCTTGGCCGATCCCGATCCCTTGGCCGATCCGCCGCCCTCCTCGCCGCCGCACGTGTTCCCGGGCTTGAAGCCTCCGGGGCCCACGCCGCAGTTGAAGCGAGCCTTGCCCTCGGTTGCCGTGACGGTCTGCCACGTGATGGGGCGGGCCTCGGTGCCGAACATGGCCACGTAGTAGCGGTGGCCGTCCTGCACGGGCTGCATGGCGAGCGCGTCGAAGTCAAAGCCCGTCTTGCGGAACGGGAAGAGCATCCGGTATTCCCGGGCCGAGACCAGGCGGATGAACCCGCCCGCGTTGGGAATGCGCGTCTTGCCCGCGTACCACTTGACGTTCATGGGTCGGCTCATCGGTCGCAGTCTACCGCTGCTACCCGAAGATACGCCGACGCACGGGGCGGTTGTCGAAGAGTCGCGGGCTGCTCGTGGGGACGGTGACCGCGCCGCCGGCGCTGGCGACCGTGCCACGGGCCGCGGCCTCGCAGAGGTCCACGACCACGTCCACGGTGTCATCGTGCGCCCCGGCGGGGAAGGACAGCATCTCGTCCACGACGGGGCGGAAGGCGCTCGCCACCTCTCCGTTCTGTCCTTGTGGGAAGGAAAGTTTCCCCTGCTCCACGAAGGGCTGCGCGGAGGCGGCCCGGAGGTGCTTGTCGGTGGTGCGCTCGACGGCCACGACGGGCTGGCGGCAGGAGGCGCGGAACTGGTCGAACACGCCCTTTTGCGGGCCGTTGGCCTCGGCAAGGACCATCTGGGCTCCGCGGCGCTCCACGAGCTCGCGGGCCATGCGGGCGAAGTCGGGGAACGACTCGCGGACGCGCAGGATGTCGGTCAGGTACAGGTTGCGGCCGTGGTCCACCTGTCCCACGATGCAGACCGAGTAGTCGGGGTCATCGCGGTCCTGGCGCTTGCGGCCGTAGCCCCAATCGATGGCGGCGACGGTGCGGGAGCCGTTGGGGGTCTCGTCGTGGTACCGGAGCCATTCCGGCCGGAACACGAGGAGGTCCGAGGAGAGGGGGACGAGCTCGTAGGCGCGGGCGTAGGCCATCGGGCCGAGGGCCTTGCGGCGGGCCTCGAGGGTGTCGGCGGTGAACGCCTCGGGCCACGGGCTCTCGGTGCCGCGGCACGGTCGGCGCAGGAGGGAGCGGCCCTCGCACTCGCGCCGCCAGTCGGCGGTGATGTCATCCGTGTGGAAGGGGGTGGCCGACCGCCAGAGCCGGGTGGGGTGGGCGGCGGTGGGGTCGAGCATGGGCAGCCAGATGTTGGCGACCGACTCCTTGACCTGTTGACGTAACGCGGGCTGCAGGACGGCGTTGCGGAGGTCGCATACGTCATCGAGCCAGATGATGTCGGCGCGGCCGCCCGTGCGCCCGAAGATGCCCGAGGCTTGGACGGAGGGGTCGCGGCGGGCGGTCACGCCCGGGGCGAAGACGCTCCAGGCCATGATCGTGTCCTCCCCGGGCTTGAGGGTCACGTGGGGGAATACGGCGCGGTAGATGGGGCTGCGGATGATGTCGCGCAGGAAGCGGCTTGTGGCTGCGGCGGAATCGTCGTTGGAGCCGACGAGCTTGATGCGGGTGGTGGGGCGGTTGCCGAGCCACCAGGCGCAGAGGTAGGTGAGGGTCGAGGTCTTGGCGTGGCCGCGGGGGAGCTCGGCGTACCAGGCGTGGTGGTCGAGGGCGTGGGCGAGCAGCTCGCGCTGGAGGGCGGGGACGGTCTTGCCGAGGCAGAGGGCGATGAAGGCGGCGGGGTTGTCCCGAGCGCCTTGGACGGCCTGTGCGGGGGTCAGCGGCGGCGCTTTGGCTTTGCGGGGCACGCGGGCTGCTGCGGCTGGAGGGCGCGGGCGACGGCCGACAGAGCGCTGTCGGGGAGTTCATGCACGACCTCGACTCGGTCGGTCGCGGTCCCGGCATCAAGGCGGTTGATGCGGTCGAGGTCGATGCAGGCTTCGATGTCGGCCTTGCGGAGGGCGGCGATGAGTTCGGTGGCGCGAATGCGGTCCCGGGGGCTTGCGTTGGGGTCGGAGGCGATGGCGTAGACCTCGCGTGGGAGGACGGTTGCGGCCTCCTCGGGGATCTTCCACCCGTTGTACACGGCCTGCTCAAGGACGCGGAGGTGCTGGCGCTGCTCCCACCGCTGCGCTCGCAATGCGGCATCATCGGGAATACCCCCCACACCCCCCGACTCGCCATCGGCTGGTTTGCTCATCGTGACCTCCTTGATGATCTTACGACGCTTGCTCGAGCTTGATGCGGAAGCCTGCGGCGCGGGCGAGCTTCAGGACCGAGTCGAAGGTGGGCTTGCGCCGGCCGATGCGGGTTCCCGGGGTGCCGAGGAGGCAGCGCACGGTATGGGCGCGGAGGATGCCTTCGGCCTCCATGCTGCGGGCGAGGCCGCTGCGGGTGCCGCCTGTCGTGGCCACCTGCTCGGTGATCGCGGCCTTGAAATCGTTGTAGTCGTTGATGACCATATGCGGGAGCATACCACGCTACGAGGTCGCAGCAGGGGGCTCGGGTGGTTCAGGCGGGTCGGGTTCTGCGCCCATGTCGATGGCGGTGGCGGCCCAGCAGATGCGGAAGGTGCCTGCGCCGTAGTCCTGGGTCTCGATGTGGTCGCTGACGAAGTTTCGTGCGGCGCGGTGGTTCATGCCGTCGCGGTCGCGGAGTCTGGCGGCGATCATGTCTGCCGAGTAGATGGCGACGGGCACGCCTTCGGGCTCGTTGGCGCGAGGGAAGGACAGCCCGAGGAGGCAATCGTCGTAGCCCTTGAGGAGGATGGGCCCGCGTGGCCGCCTGCGTCGGCTCATGTGGGTCATGGTACCGCTCTCGGCTGCGGGTTCTTGCGGTGCCAATCGACGGCGACGGCGAGGATGCGCGGGGCGCTCAAGGTCAGGCTGACGCGCTCGCGCACGGTGGCGATCTCCTCCGGGGTGGCCGTGGCGAGGATGTCCTCGGCCCAATGGTCCCAGGCCTCGAGCTCGGCCGTGGACGGGCCGGCGATGGCGTTGGCCTCGCGCCGCGTGCGCCGTGCGTCCATGACGGGCGTGGTGCGGTCCTGCCCACTGATCGCGCAGTAGCGCTTGTGGATCGCGGCGATGTCGGGCTTCGAGTCGCGCTCGAGGCGGTGCTGGCGGATGCAGTCGCGGAGCTTGTCCTGGTGAAAGTGCTGCCACTTCTCGTAGACGATGTCGCGCACCTCCTTCTCCATCGTGAACTTCGGCCAGAGGGCCTCCATCAGCGCCATGTTGTCCATGAATCCGGTGCTGTCCATGCCCGGAGTATACGCGGCCGCATCACGGTGTCTAGGGGGCGCGGTGGGTAGGTGGGCGGTTGCGATGCGGTTTCCCGCATCGATTCAATCCCCGATCCGCAGCCGTCGCTGCCCCTGCCGGCGGCCATGCTCCCTCGCTTCGCTCAGGACGCTGCGAGGCGCTTCGCGCCCCGTCAATCCGCCCCGGGCAGGGCGTTCAGTTCGCATGGTGAGCGCAGAGGGAGCGTGACCCATCTCTGGGCCACGTTCGACCAGCCCGCACGGAGCCGCGCTTTCGGTCGATGCCACGAGTTTCACCATTTCGCTGGAGGACTGCCAGCCACCGCCCTCGTGGGGGAGTGCGCCTTGCGGCGGCGCAGGGTAGGGTCACCAGGTCCCTGCGTCTACATCCATGCTCCCCTACCGCGCCGGGAGCGTCGTGCGGCATTCTTGACCCTGGGGTCACCTTCGCTAGAATGCAGGCGGTACGAGATTAGCGGCTGGCATCATAGCGGTCACCCCCCGAACGATGCAAGCAGATTCTGCAGGCGACCGCGAGGCTCTCGCGGTCGTTCTGTTTCCCGTGCGTACAATGTGGGTACGTAGTCGGCTCTCGGGCAGCGCGAGCTTCGGCTTGCGCCCCCCGCGGACCCGTGCTACGCTCCGGGCATCCGGCGTGCCTCTCTGACGAGGCGAGGCGGCTTGTGCCGCTAAGCGCGGCGCGACCGGATGCCTAGGTGCCACGGACGGCACCTTCTTCGACCCCCGGAAGCCGCCCCGTGTAGACGCAAGTCCGCGGGGCGGTTTCGTTCGTATGTGAGCGAATCCGCTACACCTGTGTAGTTCTGTAGTCACGTCGCTCCATGACTAGCACATTCGTCACGTGTGTATACTCGCCAGTATGAGCCCATATCGCGTCGAGCCGCCGTTCCTCTTGTCGTTCAGCGGAGGTCGCACGAGCGGCTACCTCGTGCGCCACGTCCTTGATGCGTGGGGCGGCACGCTGCCGGAAGGAGGCCATGTCATGTTTGCGAACACCGGGCGAGAGCATTCCGCAACGCTCGACTTCGTGCGGCATGTCGAGGAGGCATGGTGCCCGGTGACGTGGGTTGAGTACCGAAACGACGTTACGGGCTTTGCAGAGGTGACGCACGCGACTGCGGCCCGTGACGGAGAACCGTTTTCGGAGGTCATCAAGAAGCGCAAGTGGCTTCCAAGTCCCGTCCAACGATTTTGCACGACCGACATGAAGGTCGTGCCCATGCGGAAGGCCATACAGGCGCGAGGACACCTGGAATACACAACCATACTTGGCTTGCGTGCGGACGAGGAGCGCCGGGTCGCCAAGTTGCGAAACGACCCGGATCGTGACATCTCGATGCCATTGGCTGATGCCAAGGTCACACGAGAAGACGTGCTAGCTTGGTGGAAGCGCCAGCCGTTTGACCTTCGGCTTCCCAACGACGATCCTGCCTTTGGGAACTGCGACCTGTGCTTCTTGAAGGGCATGGCTCGGATTGAGCGCGTCATCCGCGCAGAACCGGAGCGAGCGACGTGGTGGAGCAGCGAGGAAGCCGCTCGCGGGTCGCGCTTTCGAAAAGATCGACCGGCCTACGCGCAGATACTCACGCAGATCACGCTGCAGGGAGAACTGTTCCAGCACCTTGATGACACAACTATCCCGTGCGATTGCACGGAATAGATCACGAATACTTGTCGTATTGCGAGAGCCAGTAATCGCGCATGGTTTCAATTTGCGCGTACGCATTCTTAGCGGCAGTTCGGATTTCGGGATTGCGTGATTTGAGATACTTGGCAAGCCAAGTTCGCAGCATGTAATCGAAATTGTCGTATGCAGAGTGACTCATGCCTCTCGCACCGCCTTGAGTGTGCAAGTCGCCCTGTCGAATCTTTTGTTCGACGTATTGCTTGGCTTGTGAATGCCGCTGCCGTGCTTTTGACAAGACCTGCTCGATATCAGCTAGAATAACTGCGCTAAAAAGTAGTTTATTTGCCGCACGAAGTCGAGCGGCGATTTCGTTGTGAA